ATATATTGTATCTCCCAACGGATTATCTAATCTTACACTGCCATGAATAGCAACTCTTCTATTCAATTCTTTTGTATTACCTCTAGAATGAAAACCACCAACATTAGCAATAACTAATGTATCTTCGTTTACGTAGATGGGTTCCATTTCATAACCCATCTCTTGTAATTCTTCTTCACTTACTCTAAACGATCCTTCATAATGATCTTTTGCTCTCCACTCTTCGTATTCTTTTTTACACGCTTTTACACTTTGTTGATAATACCACATCTGCATTTTTTCGTTTGATTTTGTACTACCCTTAGCAAACATTAATGGACCATCATCGACTTTCTTTGGAAACCACCAAAACTTGATTGCAGGAAAGTATGTATCTAGATGCATTAATTTTTGATGATCGTCATCTCCTGGTCTATTTCTTACGATTTGAGCAAATGTGTTATTTCTGAACTTGGTTTCTACTTCTCGTTCATCTCCTCCAATAAGTTTATAAATGTGGGGATAGATTAGTAATGATATATTATATAATAATCTAGACTTATCTCTATTCATTGAAAGAATATTGTTAGAATTTTTAGATACCGATACCTCGAAATTTTCGAATTCTTTTAAAGCCCTTTCAACGTCAACACTAGAACCAACAAATCCTTTATGAACTATTAATCCTACATTATAATAGTCTAAGTTCTCTTGGTCAACTTGTTTTAATCTTTGAAAGTGTTTAATTTCTGCCTGAAGTTTTCTATATAGATGAATACCTTTCTCAGTTAAATCTACATCATTTAGAGGATACCTATCAAGAGTTTTATGAGAACTTTTATATACATCATTATACAACATTATTAACTCCTCTTAAATACTAATCCTGTTCTGGCAACAAAAGGTTTTTTCATAGTAGATTCTTCTCGAATTTGTTTAGTAAGTGTTTCATCATATTCAAATCCATATCTTTTGAAAGCATCTAGCCAGTAATCTTTCTCTTGACAGTTAACATGGTGATGACCGGCTTGTCCTGGTACAGCATGGGTGACGATAAGATATTTTGCTTTACTATCTTGAAATGTAGACATATAGTTGTCCATATACTTTTCTTCTACATGCTCTAAAAATTCTACACACCAAATTAAATCAACTTCATAAGTTAAAGTAGGACTTCCTTTTGTATAATCATTTAAATGAAAATTGGATTCTTTAGGAAGGACTGTCCAATCACCATCAACGCCATAAGATTCCCATCCAAGAGATTCTGCTAATTTAACTTGACCTCCAAATCCGCAGCCGACATCAAGCATCTTTCGGCAACCAAGATTCCACATAATATTAAGCGATCCATCATCCGTCCAACTCCTACCATTTTGACCACCCAAATGATCTGGCAATTCATTTTGCATATTCAGCTCCATTTCATCATCATTATTCTAACCATTTCTCCACTCTCGATTTAAAATACCGGCCATTGATGTTATCATTGAGATATTCCGACGATTCTAAAACATTTCTCTGAAATTGCTCTTTAACTTCAGTATAGTTCATTTCACCTTTAGTCTTATGTAATGATAGTATCTCTCTTTGAAAATTACTTGTCTCAGATTGATTTATAAGATCTTTCACAACATCACTGGAACCATAATAATCACGCCAATCACTTTCGATACGACTACGCCGCTTCGCCCCACGAGTTTTTCTCATGAACCAAAATGTCTTTCTACCAATATATTTTCTACCATCGGGGCAAGTAATACAATAAACGAAACCATGATACCTGTCAACTAAATTCTCATCAAATACTTCTCCCTGGTACATCCAAGGATTATCATACATTATTCGTCTTCATCGTCCCAAAATTCTCGGTCTTCTGCCCATTCATCGAAGTCTTCATTTTGTTGAAAGACTTCTCCGCAGAATGGGCAGTATGCGACCTTATTTATTTCATTATGTTGTATATCAAATTCTGCTCCGCACTCCTCACATGTTATTGTTTCCATTTGATACTCCGAGTTACTTTTAATCTTTTAAATAATTTCACATCCTCCAGCGGCACAAGCCATTTCCTGCGCTCCAAGTGTTAGATCAGTTGTCTCATAATTCTGTAGAAGAGCCCAATCCACATTCTTTGGCATCTTCTCTAATAGTTGCTGATATTCCTTCTCAGTGCAATCTTGATATGGTGCTTGACGATATGTGTGATCAGAAAATGGTAAGAATGATACACCGGACATATAATCAAAATTTTTATAACACCATGCACCAACCTCTAACCACTCATGTTCTTTGACAGAAATAGTTACAGAAGGTTTATGTTCACACCAAGCGTCTTGATAAGTCTTCCATAGTTCCAACTGTTCAATTGCAGACATATCAGTTCGAAACACAGAACTATCCGGTGACTTCATTGGAAATGAAAACACATAAGTATGTTCTGGTTTCATTACATCATCTTCAACAGGAAAACCAACATCTCTCATCATGATCGCCAGAGGGTCTTTTTTATCTCCACGAACCGTCCGTATATAGTAAGGATTATGTCGTGCATGAATGCCACTGGCAGCATCAACAAGTTGACTAACAGTGCCGCTAGGTTTAACACAAGTAACCGAAACTGACTGTGGGATACCGATTTTCTTAGACCACTCTTTGTTTGTTTCGATTGCGACGGTTTTAAGTTCCTGTAGAACTTGATGAGTCTTAATGTTACCTCTCTTCTCACTCTTTCCATTTGTAAGATCATTGTCCATAATCCCTGTTAATGAAACACCCAAAAGACGTTCTTCTTCACAATTCTCTCTCCACTTCTTTGATAGATATCTAAAGTTTGTTAATGTTGATTGAAACGTTCCAAGAATAGTAGCAAGACGTACCTTTTCCTTTAGTGTTTCTAGACTATCTGTAGAACGAATCACAACTTCTGAAAGATTACAAAACTCACGGTCTCTCAGAATAATCTCTGAACATGGATTAGTACCAAACTCATGATCTACATCTCTACGACCTGTCTTTGCTACCTGCTTCTTTGCAGATTCACGATTGAACAGTCCACGTTCACCTGACTTAGAGTTGTATAGAGATAACCATTCTTCCATAAAGATACCAATATCAGGCTTCTCTGTATAACATGCTGAATTATTTGAAAGTGCTCTTTGTGGGTTTTGTTCCCACCACTGTCCTGCCTTTGCGTGTCTCATACGATCATCAGATAGATTAGATAGTGAGATAAGAGCACTACGACGAACACCACCTACAACTACAATCTCAGCAATCTTACATACGATATCATGACATTCAAGCGAAGATAAACGACGACCAGCAGCTCCACGGAAAATTGAGGTTACAAACTTGAAAAGATCTTCAAGTGGTTCTGGACCAGATGCGCGACCACCAAAAGTCTTTAATGGTGATCCGGCTGGACGTACTTTAGAAGTATCCCAAGAAGGTACTTGACCCTGATAGAGAAGAGCAATAAGTTCCTTGAGTGCCTTTGCCCAACCAATCTTAGAATCTGCCACTGTGATTACTACATCTGAATCAAAGAAATCTTCGGCAACAACGGGAAGTTTAGTAACAAACTGGCGTTCTACTGAGAATCCTACACCAGTACCATTCATAAGAATATAAAGTAATTCATCAAATGCTTGAACACGATCAATCGCAAGATATGAACAGTTATAACCGGCAACGTTCTCTTTCTTCAATGCTGGACCAGCAGTCATAAGGCACCGCATAGAGGGCATTACCTTTTGATTTAATACAGCATCTTCTAGTTCGTCTCTGTCTTTTTTACTTAATTTAAAATCATGTTTGTCATTTAGATCTTCTTCAAAGAAATCAAAATAACGACTTACAGTCTCGGTCCAACTCTCACGTCTACCCTTATCCCACATAAAACGTGAATAACGTGATAGATGAATAAACTGTTGATATTCGGTTGGAAGATGATTTTGCATTTAATTTCCCTCTAAAAATACGGTTGGAAACTTCTCAGATAATAGTTGCCAACAACTTTCTGCGATTAATCTGTGTTCTTTTTGTGTACCATTACCCATACGAAGATCACAATAATGAATCCAAGAACGAAGAGAACCCTTCATATACATTGTAGACATCGTGAGCCCTTCTGGTAAAATAGACCTTGCTACTTCTTTAGCAATACCCATATTCAATGCCCATTGATAATCTTTCTTGGCCTGAACTAAGGCATTTGTCTGTATCAATTGCCAATTATCTCTCGTGTCTTTGTCTACTCCTTCTAGACTATTCTGTCTATTCTTTGAATCTTGTAGTCTTGGTTCCCTCCATGTAAAATCCTGTGCTTCAGCATATCGCTGACTAAATTCTTGAAAACTGAAAGACCGATGCCGCAGAATCTGTCTACCAATATCTCTTGTACACTTAATCTCAATTGTTGCGTCTACCATCTCAAAGATAGACCAATGAGAATTCTTTTTACAATAAGATAGAAGTTTTCCTGCGGTCTCGTTGTTTGTTTGATTTGTTGGATTTGAAACTCTTGCACAGAATGCTACAAGTTCCTCGGATGTATTTACGTCATCAATCAACGGTTCGGTCATAGAAATCAATCGTGTACTATAATCAAAATATTCCATAAAACCTCACTTAATAAATGTTAATGTTTTATATTGTCCATTGTACCAGAAAGTGATTTCGCTATGACTATATATTTCTTCATTTACATAATCATACCTCGTATGAGGAGTGCATTGTTGTACATTCTGATATCCAACAACATCATTACTACTACCCATGTTTTTACCAACTTGATTACCAGCTAAAGCACCAGCAACAGCACCACCACCTATAGCAACACTCTTTCCAGTACCCTTACCTACTGTAGATCCAAGTAATCCACCTGCTACACCACCAATGATAGTTCCTAAAATTGAAGAACCATCAGATGATTGTTGATTATTATATATCGGAACCTGTCTATCTGTACATACAGTTTCTACTTTAGGTATCGCTCTTTGTTGGGTTTTATATATATCTTTAATTTTGATTTCTTCTGCGTTAACATTCATAGGAATAAGAATAGTCATAATTATGGCTATTGTAGCTATAATTATATAGAACATATGTTTTTCGTTAAACATTATTTCCTCTTACGGTTTTTACTGGCATTCTTACGTTTGGTTGATCCAATTTTTCTACGACCTTTTCTTGGTCTATTCTTATGTGGCCATGACATTACACTTTTCTCCATTCATTAAATTTTAACATAGCACCTAGATCTGAATATGAGTTATTATATATAATTTTCTCGACACTGTATCCAGTCAAAACCATATCATTGATATCTTTACCATAGAGATTGTTCGGCCAGATACAAACAGTATAATTG